GGTTCCGCGCGCTTGCGTTTCGTGCACGATTTTCACCTCAAAAACTTGAAATATTAGAGAGACTTGAGAGCGTCTGTCTCAGATTGAGACACTCGTGAGACACTTGAGACACGGAGTTAACCTACATGACAACAGCTGAATACCTAGACAAGCTAGCGCGACAACAAGCATTGGGGCTGGGCACGACGGCACCCCTGACCCTAGAAACCTTGACTGAACTCGAGCGCCAGGCTGAGCGTGATCGGAAGCGTGAGATTCGGAAACGCGCTCAGGCACTGATCAAGACAGGCACTGTCACAGAGTGGGCAGGGCGCCTCGGCATGCACCCGCGTCAAGTCCGGCGCATGCGCAAGGACGGCCCTAACCTACGCAACGCACACGCAATCCTGAAGGTGGCGCCGTGACAGTGATCGCAGGGCTCGTGCACAAGGGGCGTGCCTACCTGGCGGCTGATCGCCTCGTGTCGAATGGTGCGGATCACTACTACACTATCAAGTTGGCGCGATTCGGGAACTGGGCGATGGGCTTCTCCGGCGACAGCTGGCCCGCCGAACTTATCGGGCGTGACTCCACGTTTGCTGAGAAGCAGAAGACTGCCGATCCCTTCGATCTCGCGCTGGCTGCCAGGGACGTACTGACAGAGGCAGGCTACGAGCGGCAGGACGAGAAAGGGAAGCCTATTCAGTACAGCACTTGGGCACTACTGGCACATAGCAGCGGGCGGCTATTTGAGCTATTCCCTGACTTCTACCCGCACGAGATTGCCACGTTTGCTGCGACTGGTGCAGGCGGGCGGACTGCACAAGGGGCGGACTGGGCAGGTAGGCGTCATCTCTCCGATCCAGCTAGCCGGCTTCATCGTGCCGTCTCAGCGGCATGTGCGCTCTCACCGGACTGCGCAGGACCGGTAGATATCTGGGAGGTAGGCGGTACTTGGCGCAAGCAGTCGCTCCGAGCCCAGCACGCTCGTGCTAGGGTGAGACCATGACCAAAAAGAAGCCAGTGACCAAGCCGAGGCAGTACCGAAAGCAGGGACTGACGCAGGCGCGGTACGCACGCTGGCGCAACTGCAGCCCGCAGACCGTGTACCAGGCCAAGAAAAGAGGTTGGCTGGTCCTGTTCTCGGACGGCTCGATCGATCCCAAACCATCTGACGAGAAGTGGGCGCAGGCCTGTGGACGGGCCCCCGCAGCTAATCCAATGGCCAAGGCAATCGCGAAGGGGAGCAAGGTCGAACCAGGGCAGGCGCAAGACACACTGCAGACAGAAAAGATCGCCCACGAAAAGGTGAAAACCCTTAAGACTCAGCTAGTTGTGGATCAGATGCAGGGGCGCCTTGTCTCGCGCGAGCTAGCCGAGCAGGTGCTCTTTGCTGTACTGCGCGCCGCCCGTGACGCGGCCCTGGCTATCCCTGCACGCACGGCACCAGAGCTATGTGCCATGGCAGACGCGGCCGAGATTCGAGCACTGCTGATGAAAGAGATCAGAGAAGCGCTCGCGTTTCCGAATGTTACATACGATGAACTACTTAAACAATCGGAGGGAGTATGACTTACATATGTGTACAGTGTGGTACGCAGCTGGCACTTTGTGGCTGTAAGGCACTCGGGCGACCTGTGCCGACACCTGTGCAAGCAGCGGATGCAGTCAGTGACTGCATTGTGATAGGCATGAAGGAGTGCCACGTCCATAGTCTGGACGATATTGACATAGGCAAATCACTGAAGTGGGAGGTAATGGACACAGACGAAGCACTAGTGATCAAGTCCGAAGATGACCACCTGTACGTAATAGGATGGGGGCTGCTGGACACGATCTTTGAGGCATACCAGCGTCGGAGGCTGGGCGCGTTCACTAACGTAACACTCGGTCGACCGTGGCCGGAGTAGTAGGGAGCCGCTGAAGTAGTGCCTGAGTCGCTAACCCAAGTAGCGCTAGACGCGATTCGGCCACCTCCGCAGCTGACCATCTCGGAGATCGCAGACAAGTATCGCGTGCTAAGCGCGGCGGAGTCCCGTAAGGGTAAGTTCAGCACAGACCGTACGCCGTATGTGCGGGCTATTGCCGATGCCTGCGGCATTGAAGATCCGTGCACTCAAGTCATATTCATGAAGGGCAGTCAGATTGGTGGCACATGCGTGCAGTTAAATGCCATGCTGGCGTGGATCATCTACTCAGCATGCCGCATTATATATGCCAGACCCAGTAAGGATGAGTGCCGGAACTTCATGACCGAGCGCATCAAGCCGGTTGTGGATCTCTGCCCAGAGTTGCGCGAGCGGTTCGGTGGAAAGCTGCGACTGACAAAACAGGTCAACAGCTTCCGCGGCGGCAGTCTGAAAATGGTCGGCGCCGAAGTCGAGGCAGATCTCAGTTCGACCCCAGTCGAGCGGATTCTGGCAGATGAGATCGACACATGGAACGACGACTGCGAAGGGCTGGGCGATCCGCTCTACTTACTCGAGAAACGGCAAGGCACATACCCACAAAAGAAGCTTGTCTGTGTTTCGACACCGCGCCAGCATGAGCGTAGTCGGATCGAGCTACGATACCTGCAAGGCGACCGTCAGACATACTGGGTACCGTGCGGGGATTGTGGCGAGCACAATATTCTCGAGTTCAAAAACCTCACAATCCCTGAAGGTGAGGACGGGCTAAAGGACGCAGAGTCAGCGTACATGCACTGTGCGATCTGTGGGTGTGTCTGGCACGAGTACGACAAGCGGCGAATGCTGGCCGACGGGGAGTGGCGCAAGGAAGCTGACTTAGACCCAGGACAGCGCAAGGCGGCAAGGCGCGCAGTAGGTATCGACAAGGATCCAAGAGCGGACACGATCAAGCCGATCCCTGGGGTCAAGTCGTTCCATTTGTCCAGCCTGTACAGCCCGGTCGGCTGGTTATCCTGGGTTGAGATTGCGCGCGAGTGGCTGGCAGCTCAGCGTGATAACGTCAAGCTGAAGACGTTTATAAACACGACGTTAGGCCAGTCCTGGAAGGGTGACGCAGGTGAGCGGATCAGTGATCATGCGCTCTACCAACGGCGTGAAGAGTGGGATGCTAGGGCACTGCCAGCAGGGATTCTGCAGATTACCTGCGGTGTCGATGTCCAGAAGCGACGGATCGAGGGCGAGATCATCGGCTGGGGCCTAGGCTACGAGTCCTGGTCACTCGACTACTTCGTACTGCCGGGTAGTCCTACAGGCTCGCGTGTCTGGCGCGACCTTGATCAGCAGCTGCGGCGTAAGTTCACCACTGAAGATGGGCGTACGCTGCCTATAGAGGCCTGCGGCGTGGATTCAGGGCACGAGGCTGATCATGTGCATGAGTACACGCGAAAGCGGTGGGATCGTCGCATCTACTCAGTCAAGGGTGCTAGCACGTCCGCGGCGCCTATATGGCCGCTGAAGTGGTCGCGCAGTAAGGCGAAGAATGCCAACTTGAAGATCGTCGGAGTCAACCGCGCCAAAGATCACATCTACGATCGACTCATGCTGCAGGATCCAGGGCCCGGCTATGCGCACTTTCCGATCGATCGGGAGCACTGGTTTTTCGAGGGGCTTACGGTAGAGCGTCGATTCTACAAGTGGATCAAGGGCTTCCGTCAGACAGTGTGGGAGAAGCCGCCTAACGCCGCTAACGAGCCGCTAGACACCCGTGTCTATGCCTATGCTGTACTACTCGGATTAGAGAAGGCAGGGCGCAGACTGCCTAGCTTAGCGATTGCAAAGGAGCCAGCAAAGGCGCAACCTAAGACGCAACCCAAGCGCAGACGAATTCCGCGCAAATTCAAAAAACGTAATTGGTTTCGTAGGTAGATGGCCTTTACAGCAGCACAGCTAGCCGAACTGGAACGTATCCTCGCTAGTGGTGTACTAGAGACTGAGGACAAGGACGGCAAGCGCGTTAAGTTCCGCAACAAGGATCACTTAGTCGAGGTCATCGCCATAGTCGAGCGTAGCCTGCGTGGCACACGCAAGACTAAAGTCGGCTACTTCAGCCCGAAACAGGACTAGACCATTGGGTTTCTGGGACTGGCTACCATGGAGGAAGCAAGGCACTAGGTCCCGTACGACAGTGCTGCACCCTGGGCATGCGCGGCGTGCTGATTATGTAGCGGGGCGCCTGAATAGGCGCAATGCGGACTGGGCCGCTCGCGGGACTGACGCAGCGTCCTCAGTGCGCGGCAGTCTGAAAGTCGCCCGTGATCGGTCGCGCGACCTGCAGCGTAACAACCGCTATCAGCGGCACAGCCTACTACGACTAGCGCAGTTCTTTTCGGGCATGACTCCGCGATCGGCGATCAAGGCTCAGCGTGGCGCGACAGACGCAGAGCGCGATCGTGTTGCGCAGGTCAATCAGTTGGTCGACGACAAGTGGGATCAGTGGGCTAAGGAGTGCACCAGCGACGGCCGGATTACATTCGCGGGGCTACAGTTCCGGGCGGTACACGCCTGGCTAGTCAGCGGGGAGTCTTGGACGCGGCTTCGGCTGCGGCAACTACGTGATGGGTTGGTAGTGCCGCTGCAACTGGAACTACTCGAGGCGGACTTCGTTGATCACACACTCGACAAGAATCTGGACAATGGCGGCTGGATCCGCAACGGCGTAGAGCATGACGCGATCGGGCGAGTGACTGCCTATCACATGTTCAAGTCGCACCCAGGCGACGCGTTCGGCCAGTTGCTGACGCGCACATCGCACGACACGGTGGCAGTGCCTGCCGCGGCAGTCGCACATCTCTTTGACGAGATAACGAGTCGGCCTGGGCAGCGCCGCGGCATGCCTTGGAATCACGCGATCATCCAAAGCCTGCAGGACTTTGACGACTACGCAGACGCAGAGCGGTTGCGCATGTACGGCACTGCGTGCCTTATGGCGTTTGTCGAATCGCCTGAAGATCCGGCCGGATCGCTAGACGACACAGACGCGGAAATGCCGATTGGGATTAACCCGGTCCGTACAGTCACAGAGGGTGTCTCTGAGATCCTAGAAGAACTGCGATCGGGCACTGTCGCCTACCTGCAGCCTGGCACAAAGGTCACGTTCCACACGCCTCGGACCGCAGACAACTACGAGGCCTACGTAAAGACCGAACTACACGGGCTAGCTGCGGGCGCGGGCATGCCTTACGAGTTGTTTGCCGGTGATCTGTCAGACACTAATTTCAGCTCGATCATGTTCGGTATGGGGCCGTTTTGGGACATGGCCACATTCATACGATCTGAAATTCTTGTCGCACAATGGGGCTCCATGATCTGGGAAGCCTGGGCAGCGCTAGGCACGGCGCTAGGGGCACTCCCCTCTGAGGCAGGCCCAGTCGAGTGGCATGGACGGCCATTCCCACTAGTCGACCCTGAGAAGCAGGGTAAGGCGTGGCAACGTCAAATTCGTAGTGGCGCCTCTAGCTTGCGGCAGTGGCAGATCTCGCTCGGTAACGATCCCGAGGCGATGGACGATGAGACGTTGCGGCGCGCTCACTGGGCCACAGAAGGCAATATCATACTAGACTCGATCCCGACAGTGGCGACACAAGCAGGGCAAGCGCAGATTCAGTCTGAACTTGCAGCCGACGGCGATCCCGAATAGTCTCGTCTCGTATGGAGATCAGAGTCAGAGAAGACGGCACTGAGATTGGCAGGCGTGAAAGCCCCCTTGAAATGGCGACACGTGACGCGGTCACTGTCCCCAATACCTGGGATGAGGAAGCGCGCACTGTCGATGTTGTACTAGTCGATGAGCGGACATCCACGCAACGCAAACGCGATTGGTGGTCAGGCAAGGTAATCGACGAAAAGATCGAGCTAGACGTTACTGCAGTCCGCATGAGTCGGCTCAATAACGGTGCGCCTGTACTGGTCGCGCATCGGTCGCGTGATCCGTTCGCCCAGATCGGCAAGTGGGCTGAGGGATCGGCGCGTATTGAGGGTAAGGCGCCCAAACGCCAACTTGTAGCAAAGGCGATGTTTTCGCCGAATCTGTCAGAAGACAATGAGCGGATCGTGCGCGATATCGCTCAAGGCTTTCGGCGGCATTGGTCGGTCGGGTTTGTGCCGCACAAGACGGTAGTGACCGAAACAAAAGACGACAATTCGCCGAATGTACATAGCGTGATAGACTGGACACCACTCGAGGGCTCTACTGTCCCGATTGGCGCAGACGACAACGCCACCACCCGCAGCCAGACAACTGAATCAGCCAAAGGCGAGACAATGCCAGATCTGACCAAAGCAGAGATCGAAGCGGCCGCAGCTGCGGAGAAGGCCCGAATCGAGGCAGAGATCGAAACACGAGCGTTGGCGCAGGCTGAACGCATGGCTGCCAAGCTCATGGCAGAGCGGAAAGCGCGCGACGCTAAGATCACGCAGCTCGCCAAAGTGCTCAAGTTCGATCGTGCTGCGGTCGACATATACACAGAGCGTGATGAAGAGTGGTCGGTCTTGTCCGCGGACATGATCGACACTGCTGCCAAGGCGCAGCAGGCAGCGACCGGCACTAATAGTACGCTCCGAGTCGAGTCGGGCGAGTACGACGAGCGCGGGATCGACAACTTGCGCATGGGCGCCTACTTGTTCGTCCATCGGTACGGACCGGACAAGGCCGAAGAGAAGTTCGTCGAGTCCCTGACCAGGCGTGAGAAGCGCGACGCGCGGCATGTGTCAACTGACATCTCCATGAAGACTCTCAAAGATTTCGACTGGGCGCGGGAGTCTTCGCAATACATGGGGCGGACCCTGATTGATCTGGCGCGGATCAGTCTCGAAAAGGACAACCCTGGCTGCACCAAATACTGGTCACCCTCGCAGATCGCAATGCGAGCGCTCAACACGACCAGCGGCTTTCTGCTGCTGCTCGCAGAGGTACTCAACGCCAGCGTCGATATGGGCTTCAGCGAAGTACCAATGGACGCGCGGTGGTCTAAGAAGACCACGATTCGTGACTTCCGTGACAAGCACTCGATCGCCATGGGCGAGGCTGCTGATCTGCTCGAGATCGGGGAAGACGGCGAATTCAAGACCAGCACCTTGGCCGAGAAAGACGAGACCTATCGGTTGGTTACCTGGGGTCGCAGCTTCGCGATCTCTCGCGAGCTGATGATCAACGATCGTCTCGGCGGGCTGACCGACATCCCGTTCAAGATGGGCCAGGCCGGTGTCCGCAAGATGCGCCAGATCCTCTATGGGATCTTGACCACTGGGCAGACGGAGACGATGTCTGATGGTGTCGCGTTGTTCTCGGCAGTCTCGGGCAATCGTACATTCAACAACATTGGCACTGCGGCGATCCCTACGATCGCCAACTTCAACCTAGCGCGTGTTGCGATGTCGACTAGGCCAGGCCTCGGCACGACCGATGAGACGGCGCCGACTGTGCAGTTCCCGATGCGTTACATTGTCTTGGCGGAGAAATGGATCGATCGTGTCGAGCAAGAGCTTGGCATTGCGATAGGCACTCCCAATCGGGCCGATGGCGCGGGACTCACCTCGCAGGTCACAAGTCGACTGCGGGCGCTTCAGCCCATCGCCGATCCGCTGATGGACGCCAAGGACTTCGGCGGCGGCGCAGGCAACGGCTGGGTCGCGCCCGATGGCCAGGCCG